GTCATTACAGAAGAAGAGTTGGGTATTAAGTAATGGCAGAAGGTTTTGGTAAGTATGTAGGAACAGGTACAGCAAGAACCAAAGAACTTCTAAAAAGAGTAGAAGAGTCTGGTAGTAAAGATCCGGAAGATATTATGTTAATGATTATGGATATCTTTAAAGAAGAAGTATTATACCCAGAACCAGGAAAATATTATACATTCATTTACAATCCCAAAACACCAAATATTGAATATGACCAACATCCTTTGATTGCTTGCACGTCATTGGAGAGATGGGGATTCAAAGGTATAAACTTTCATTGGAGACAATCAAGGCAATATACCTGGGAAGAAGTTGCAGGAAAACTTCACGTTGTTAAGTACAATGAGTTAGATGAATTAATGTTCTTACAGTATGGAAAATTCCGTCTAAATAAATAAAAACCTCCACATATAAATGTCTCATACTCTACAAACAATTGAGATTACTAGTCCCTTTATAAACGGGGAGAGAGGTTGATGGAGGCAACTTTTACAAAAAACGGAAGAACTTTAAAATCAATTCCCGACCCAAGTGGATCTGGAAATATTGGAATTTATTATGAAGCAACACCAACAGAGTTTGAAAGAGTTAAAAATAAAACTTATACAACACCTCAAGGGAATTTATCGGGAGAACGATATGTAGCAGAACCTGGAGATGGGAAACAATATGTTTTACACTCATCATATGAAAAACAATCCAACGATAATTATATCTACTTACCAAATCCACCAGGACAAGAAGTAGATAATGGAAATGTCGATCTATTTAATGCTATTGATGCAGATAAAAGTATAAAGAATCAAGTAACAGGAACTCAATTACCAAACACCGCACCCACAAGTTCGGACCAACCTTCACCAGATGGAGGGTCCTCTACTCCTGTTACTCCACCAAACGAAACCAAACCTGGTAATGCAAAAGGATATCTAATTTATCCTCTTCAAATGCGTGGAGACCAGGATAGAATTATGTTCCACGCACATGAATATAAGTCTGGTAATAGATTAGATCCAAATTCGGCAGAATTAAGTCCAGTAAAATATATTCCAGTAGGAATCAAAGTATTTTTATCAATACAATCTCCAATCTCAGATCAAAATTCTGTTGGATGGGAACCAGATACACTAAACCCGCTCGAAAAATTTGCTGCAGGCGCATCTAGAAGATTGATGGGAGAAAGTGGTGCAAAAACAGACATTGCAGCAGCTGTATTAGAAATATATAAAGGAGCGGCAGAAAATTTAAAAGTGGAAAAAGGTGCTGCTGGGGAAGCAGTAAGAACCTACTTAGTCGGGCAGGCTATTGGTGTTAATAACCTTTTATCAAGACTGCAGGGACAAGTTCTCAATCCAAACCTAGAACTACTATTCCAAGGTCCACAATTGAGACCTTTTAACTTTACATTTAAAATGTCCGCAAGAGACGCGGCCGAAGCAAAAGAAATTAAAGATATCATTCAATATTTTAAAAAAAATATGGCGACAAAAAAAAGTAAAACTGGAATATTTCTACAAGCACCAAATGTTTTTAAAATACAATATCAATATGGTGATAATACTCCACACAAAAGTTTAAACCTAATTAAGATGTGTGCCCTTACAAATTGCTCTATTGACTACACACCACTTGGAAGTTATATGACCTATGATGACCCAGATAAAACTATGGTTGCATATACAATGTCCTTACAATTCCAAGAACTCACTCCAATTTATGATACGGATTATGAAGAATTTAGTTATGGCGAAGAAAAAGGTCAAACTATAAAAGTACAATCAGAAAATTTCATAGGACCATAAAATGACTAAACCATATTTCAGACAAGTACCAGACTTTGAATATGTCTCCAGGAATCCAGGAGAATCATATATCTCTGAGTATATTCCTGTTAAAAATTTATTCAAACGTGGAAAACTAAGGGAAGATATTTTTGGAAATCTTTCATTCTTTGAAAAGTATTCCATTATTGGTGATGAAAGACCTGATAATGTTGCTAATAAATTTTATGGAGATTCAACATTAGATTGGGTTGTTCTTCTCTCCAATAATATCTTAAATATACAATCGGAGTGGCCAATCAATCAAAATACCTTTGATAGGGTTTTATTAGAAAAATATGGTTCTTATGATAATCTTTATGATGGAACTCATCATTACGAAACAGTAGAAATTAAAAATTCATTAGGTATTACTGTTTTAAAAAGTGGACTTCAGATTTCACCAACGTGGAAAACTAATGGAAATTTTATTGAGGCAATAAATTCAGTCATCTCTGATATAAATGCATCTGGAAAAACAGTAACTGTTTCTACTACTAATAATGTCCCAGCATCTGTGGGTGATCAAGTAACAATTGATGGAGTTTCGGAGATAGAATATAATGGAAGATTTACAATTACTTCAATTTTAGAAAACGGTTTTACTTACGATCTTTCCCAAGAACCAATCATATCAGAACCAGTAATATCAACATCAGGTAAAGAGCAAGTCATTTATTCAATACCAGAAAATTCATTGAATTCTGGAAATGCATATTATTATGAATACTGGGATCCAGGACTTGGATATTCAGTACTTGTACCTTCAACTACATTTGTGAGAGAAGTTACAAACTATGAATATGAGAATCAACTTCAAGAAGACAAAAGAAATATTTTTATTCTAAAACCAAGATATCTAAATGTTGTCTTTAATGATCTAGACGATATTATGCCTTATAAAAAAGGGTCTCAGCAATATGTTTCTGAGACCCTCAAGAAAGGAGACAATATTAGACTTTATGAGTGATTCTTTTTATTCCAAGGAATTCTACCTTAAGTGCGACCTTATAGGTATTGTTATTTAGTCATTTGCGAGACGAGAAAAATACGCCATCGCATCATCTTCGTCTTCATCTTCCGCAGTAATCTTGGGAAGTGAGGGAGACTTAGAGCGATTATAAGACTGCTCCAATTCTTCTACAACACGATCTTGAACAGAGGGAGTTTGAGAGAAATCTTCAAGGTCATCTTCCTGCTCAACAACTGCACGAGAGCGAGTAGGAGTTGAGTTTCCACTCACACCAAGAACATAGTTCATACGCTTTTCAAGTTCTTCATAAGACTTGAATTGATCAGGTGCAGTAATAGCAGTTAAAGAATACTCTTTCTTCCAAATTGCTTCCATCGCATCATCATCATCAAGTAGAGGAGCAACACGATCAAACTCAGACTTATCGTAATTCCAGTAACCATCTTTCTTTACGATTTTGATTTTGAAGTTAGCTCCCTGCCAGAAGTCAAAAGGATTGATGGGATCTTCATCATCAAACTCAGGTTGCATTGCATTCAGAATCTTATCAAAGATTTTTTTACCATACTTGAAGAGAAATACTTTACCTTCATTTGCGGGGTTCGCAGGATCCTTTACAACATAAATGTTGGAATAATAGGACAGTTTACGCTTTTGCTTACGAACAGTTTCCTTATCCTTTTCACTACCACTATTCCACAGTCCACGATTAAATTCGCTTACTGGATCTTTTTGACCAATAGTAGTCAAACTATTCTCAATATACCAACCACCAGGACCTTGAAATGCATGAGTATACATTTTAGCCCAAGGAAGTTCTTCGCCTTCAGGGGCAGGCAGGAAACGAATCACTGCCGAACCCACACCAGTCTTATCCATCTCCGGTTTCCAGAGGCGATCATCAGCACCACCAGAAGTGGTATTCATCTTCTCTACTTGCTTCACTAGTTTCTCAGTCAGTGAACCAAGAGAAGATTGTTTTTTTAGATTTTGAAACGACATTTGTACCTCGTATTTGTTGAGATTTGGCCTTTGTGTACCTTGTTATTCTACAGGTCAGAACCCGTCTTGTCAATCTGCTGCTTCATTGCATCAAGCATCTTGGTCATATTACCAAAGATTACATTCATATCAACATTTGAAGGAAGACCCATTAGTGAAGCAGATTCGGAAATGCGTTGTTTCATCTCTTTTGCTTCTGGATCATCAGATAAACTTAGTCGCGTGTAAAGAATTTGCTGTTTATTCAAAAGTTTTTCCATAAGATCAACATGATGAATCTTATCTTCCTTTGTCATATACGGAAACTTAAAAACGCTTCCATAGACTTCCTCTTGAAGTTCAGAAATTTCAGTCATCTCTGCTCGGACGACTTCGGAATTAAAGAAACTCATTTCTCTCCTAGAATTACTTCTTTTAAAATTT